CCAGCAAAAATAATTCCTGTTGTAGCTCCTGATGTTATTCCAGCAGAAATATCTGTTGTGATAGATCCACTCGCAGTGATACTTGTTACTTCTGTCCAACTCCCAGCTACACTTACGGTACCTGAATTTGGGCCCGTTGTTGCTCCACTTGTAGCAGCCGCTCCGTTAGCATCTTTTCCTACAACCACAAAAGTTATTCCTGCGTTGTTGCCTGTAGAAGTTAAAGTAACTGTTTGAGCATTAACCCAAGGACCACTATTTAATAAAACTAAAGTAGTCGCTGTTGCTGCAGCAGAAATTGCATCTGTGTCAGTTCCAAATACTACTTGTTTACTTTTTACTCCTGATACATTTGACATAATTTTTTCTCCTAATTTAATACTAGGGTCCCGAAGGACCCTAGTTAAATTTATTAGTTAGTGTTGTTAATTAACTGAGTCCAATACATGTTTAACACACCTTCACCGGCAGTTAACGCATCATCAGTCTTAGCAGTAATAACAACAGCTTTGTCCATTTCAAAACCAGCTGCATCATCGTCTGAAACATTTAGACAATTTTTCATTTGAGCTACAGTTTGGTCCATTCCTGTTGGAATGTGATGAGAAGCAATTCCTTTTACATCATTGTCTGCATCACCTGCAAAGTAATCAAGATCTAAACTGT